ATGTTGCTGGGTGGGAATGGTTGAACTTATTCTTTGACCAATTCTTCGTTGATTCGCAGCCCACTAGGACTAAGTATTATTTCTTCGCTTGGTTTAAACGGTTTTACCACGCCGTTATGAATAATCGCGAAGATCAAGGGCAAGCATGCATCTTAGTCGGTCCTGCCAAACGGGGGAAAACACTGCTGTCAAATAAGATCATCTCTGCTGCGGTAGGTGGCTATGCTGATGCAAGCGATTACCTTTCGGGAGGGACTAAATTCAACAAAGATTTAGGACGGGCCGCTTGCTGGGTCATCGATGATACCGTCTCGGCTGCGTCATTCCAAGATCAGCGTAAAGCGACTGAGCTTATTAAAAGGGGCGTGGCTAATCCAAGAATTGAATTCATGGCTAAATACGCGGATGCCGTAACCCTACCATGGTCAGGCCGTATTGTTGTGAGTCTCAACGATGATGCTAATAGCATGAGCGTTATCCCAACTCTTGATTCTAGTAATAGGGATAAGCTAATGGCATTTAAGATATGCGACAAAGAATTCCGCTTCCCGTCAAAAGATAAGCTAACGAACATCATATCGAATGAGTTGCCAAACTTCCTAGCGTGGCTGGAGGCTTGGGACCCGCCGGTCGAAGTCATCGATGACGATAGATTCGGTGTTAAGAGCTTCATCGATAAGACCATAGCTTATGCGGCGTATGATAACTCCAGCAGGTCTCAAGTTGCAGAGCTTGTTGATTTCTTTGCCAAAGCTTGCCGAGAGCATAATGAGACGATGGCGAATTGGCGTGGCACAATTACTGAATTCCAAGTCGCCATTCATACGTATAACAATGGCAGAGCGTTGGGAGCGTCAAACAAACTTGAGTTCGTCCGCAACGGGCTAGCGCATTTGGAAGATGGTGTTAAAGCCAACCCTGATATGCGCCCAATAAAATCGATCGGTAAAGGCAGCGGTAAAGTGTGGTCTATCGACGTGTCTGAAAAATTCGATATCGACTTCGAAGATACTACAGAGAGTTTGCTGGACGCAGTGCTCCAATAGGTAGGTGGTAGCCATCTACTTTATAGGTGAATCCGAAATCGTCGGGTTCACCTTTTTTCTTATACACACCTGATCTCTGAATCTTGAGTCCTGTAGCCCAACCCAGCATCCATGCCCTTGTGAAGTCTTTCTTAACTCTCACAAAGTAGTAAGCGTTAGCGGGGAGCTTCTTCCCCTCAGGGCAGTTCACTGATGCCGTGTAATGTGGTAGGGGTTTCCCCGCACAACACTTCGCCTTAACATCAATTCTCCGCTTGCCCAGCTCATAGTCATGGGTAAACAATTTATCGCCCACGTATACGGATGCAGGATACAGGTTTTCAAAAGCCACTTCTCCCAAGAACCCCGTCATTCTACCAGCCCCCCGTGTAAACGAATTAGGGAGCACACCTAATTCTTCGCTCCGTTCGAACGCTTCTTTAATGTTGTCGCTGTTAGGCGTGAAAATTAACATCCCCTTAGTCCGGCTGAACTGACGGGGGAGCTTCTTGGTTTTACTCACTTTTTGTTCGTTTTTGAATCCTTTCCCAAACAGGAAAAAATACTTCTTCCATACATCGAACGACGGCTTCTTGCTCCATCGATTCGCAAAAACCTACGCCGGATATGCAGAGTGATGCTTCCATTAGCTCGTGCCTCAAAGTGTTAAGTAACACCTCATCCTTTAGTCCTTTAGCTAAAATAATTACTTTCCGATCGTGGCTGTAGTAACCAAACAACCCGTCATCGCTTAAGTCGTCTCTTAAGATTTTGACTACTTGACCAGCTACACGAACAGTTTTTGGTAGTCTCATCAGGCGAAAAAGTTATTCATCCCCTCAGCATACATCTTACCCAACTTCGATAGGTCTGACATAACTAACGCGACATCTTCTGGGTTAGATCCAAAGAAGGGTTCTGCAATACATGCGGCTACGGGAGTCTTTCGCAAAAACAAAGCGCCCCGATCTCCGCGAGACCTAGATTTAACCCCGCGAGATTTGAGGCTAGGGTAATGCTCAATCATCGATTCTTTTAAACCCGTAGCGAGGCGGCTTCCCCCACTACTCCCCTGCCAATGCAACCACTCGTGCCCTGTGGCTTTGGGCCCAGCCGAATTAAAGTGGAGTTCTACGCAAGCATCCACATCATCCTCACGCATTTTGCGAGCGGCGTAGTTCATAGCCCCCAGATAACTAGATGCTTTGTAGTCATCATATATTTTGTAAGGGACTTTTAAGTGGGCAGTAATGAAAGGCACAAGGTCGGAGTTAAACGTGTGCTCACTGACACTAGATTCCCCGACAGTATACGCCCCATTATCTCCTTTCCTAGAATGCCCTATAGCGATCCCAATCATTTGCTCTTTAAGATTTTGTAAAGGGTTACGGCGGCGACTGCAATTCCCCCAGTAAGGGAAAGGATTCGGAGCCAGTATTCAAGCTGGTCTTGATAGGATAAAATGACGCCTATCGTCGGTGATACGGCCCCTACAATTGGAATAATAAAACTATCTTTCATCACTTCCCGCCGATAATAATTGCTCTTTGGTAGCTGTAATCACTGTGGAATTTGTGATTTGCTCTCCCCACTAGGCTCCCCTCACAAAACTGGTATTCTCCCCCCTCGACTAAAGTAATCGTAGGCGGGTCATACATCGCGCTTGAGTTCGCGCTTGAGTCGTTTTGCAACCCGCTCAAGCCGCAACTTTGCAGCAGGGCTACCGTTGGTAGCAAGGTCATCAATTTCATCTTCAATCTCATATATAAATATTCGGTGCTTTAATTTTACATAAGCGACGTAGGCGTGTAGTGCGGCTACGATTAACTTGACCATTTTATTTTTTAGCGTTGCCTACATTCAGAGCTACCCATTCTAAAATGGTGTAAAGTTTACGGACAATCCCATCATCTTTGGGTGTGGGGGTTAGGGCGCAAATTGCGGATGCCGCAGCCACTACAGCAGTAGCGATTGAAATCAGGCTCTCTTTGTTTTCTAGGATATAATTAATCATTGTTACATTATGTTTGGGGTTCTGGTTCCTGATCCTGATGGATCAAAATAAATAGTGGGCTTGGCTGCACCCCTGTAAGCGTCCAGTTCTTCTTCGAGGAGTTGCTTGCAGATTGACCAATGATACTGAGCCCTATCAAGGTCCGCATTATCTTCAGCGACAGAGCCCAATAATGCGTGCTTAATCGAGTTCAGGTTACTTGGGTAAACAGGATCGTATGAATTGATCAGGGGTTTAAACCGCCTTTTCACAAGGAGTCTTAGGGTCTTAGCCGCAGAGTTATCACTATTGGCTATCCGGTATCTCCTATAACTAGTTACTGAGTTAGCCGCTTGGACATCGGCAAGCTTAAGTTTTTCTGTTGTCCCACCTGTAACAGAGTTTGCGTATATTCGAACGGGGTGGGTCAATGCTGAGTCACCCGTTTTAATTTCAGTGATACTCGTGAATACAGAGGATGATGAAATACCTGTGGACGCAGTTTCGAAGTTGGTTTTAAATTCTGCTAGCTCAGGAGTTGTGCTATTATTTAAACCCGATACGGATATGAAGTTACTACTCGTCCGCTTAATCTCTGTCTGTGGTTCGATTGGCTCTACAACAATATTATACGCTTTAGCGGGGTTCAATTCGTTGATTGTGGGCGCAAACCCATCATCAACCAACCCATACATAGCGAGGGTGCTCCCATCGCTATTTCGCCCAGTCAACCTGTAGTCGTGGAAGCGGGATCTCACCCTAGCGGGATCATCGTCGAGCATAGCTTGGACGACCGCTTCTCCTTCTGGTAGGGTGAAGTTCCCATCAGATGTCTGTATCACCGTTTCGTAAAGCAGATCTCGCCACATGCCCATCGCATACAAGCGGGGAAGCACCATGTTGAGTTCCGATATGAAACTTGATCCTACTGATTTATATTTAGATAGGGCTTCTTCGACGCCCGCCACAGTTAAAGTAGCCATGCCTAATGGTAAAGGCTAAAAACGACTAGGTCAAGTTAACAGGTTTATCAAGTATTTCGGTAGCTACTCTTCAGGGCAGTCATCACACATGTCTCCTGTAGATTCTTTAACTACCTTAACATTAGTCCCTCCCGATCTTAAGACCCACGCAGTAGAAGTAGACGTAGCACTAGATGCGACTACTGTGACACAGGTCAAATCTTTTATGATATCGACCTGAACTAGTCCTGAACTCGAAGTGTCCGCTACACCAGTCACCTGAACGACACTTTCAACACCCACAACAGTGTCGGCCCCATTGATCACGTTGACGCTGACGGGCGCATTGGTGGAACTGCTCTGCGTGCCTAAAACCCAGTAGCATGTGGGGGCCGCGCCATATGTAGTCGAAGATATACAAATTTGCACCCACGGAAGATTGAGTTCATCACCACCAGCCCACATGCTGTTGTTCGGCGTCCCTTGAATCATTTGACTATTCGTAGCTCCACCAGTCCAAGCAGTGCCTTTTTGCTCCTCGGTAGGGCACGCAGCTACTGAGACGTTAGTATCGTAGTTACCAGAGGAGGTTGGGGCGGTAACTACTTCTACCTCTACTAATTCCTGCACTTGTAAGTCTTCGAGGCAGCGAACCAACCCGTCTTCTACTATCGCCATCTTCTTGTCGCCTACTTTCCAAGACTTTGAAAAACCAT